TGGCCACGCCCTACCTGAAAATCAAACGGCTCCGTAAGCCCGAACCGTGAGATGGATGCGAGCTCGCGGGTCATAGGGTCCTCACATGAAGAACAGCGTCATCGCCGTCACATTTGATGCAACGGAAATGTATGGGTCATTCTCAAACAGCACGCCATCACCCGGGATGTTGGTCAGGTGCGTGTCTGTGTTGTAGTCCGCATCAAAGAGGACAGGGCCACCCTGACCATCAGTGATCGTAACCCGCGCGAGGACACCATTTGTCGTGGTGATGAGCGCCTGCCCAAGGCGAGCGCGCCCAACGCCGCACGGTCCGGTCCCTGTGTACCGTCGCGCCCGTACGTTCTGATACATGGCTTACTCCTTTTTACGCCGGGGCTTCTTAGCAGGCGCTTCACTCGGCTTTTCGGTGACGGGGGCAGGGGCATCCCCTGCCTCCACGATACCACGCGCAGCGAGCTCCTCTTTACTCGGAGGTTCCCACTTGATTGTCATCTACAGCCTCTTACGAAGCCGAGATGGTGGCCAGCGTATCGACACGCAGCCAGTTGGTGCCATTCGAGAAAGCCAGAACCGGCGACCCGGCAGCGCCATTCGAGATGTACAGGATAGTGCCAGCGCCAGCAGTGGCCGCAGACGGAGCGCCCGCAACAGTGTAGGTCGGGACCTTGATCGCCCCGGTGACGCTACCCGTCACGTTGCCGGTCACGTTGCCGGTGATATTGCCGGTGAAAGCACCGATAAACCCGTTCTGGGATGTTACCGGGCCGGAGAAGGTTGTCGACGCCATGCGTTCGTTCCTTTTGCACAAGGTTTCGCCACGCAGTCTGTGCAACGTCAGGCGGGCAACCTGTCTGCGTAGCTCGATTACGCCCAAAGTCAGCATACGGTATGTGCTGGTAAAAAGAAAGGGCCACCTTTCGGTGGCCCTCCCCTCAGTTCTTTTCGACGTAGTCGGCTAAAGCGCGGGCCAACTCCGGGCTATCCCTCAAGAAACCCAGCGCCCTGTTGCAGGCATTGCACAAGAGGCCGCGCACCTTGCCGGTCGTGTGACAATGATCCACAGCCAGATTCACGTATCGAGAACTCTTGTCGTGTTCGCAGACCTTGCAGACCGCGCAGACGCCGCCCTGCGCAGCGTACAGCTGCTCCCAGTCTTCTAGGGTTATGCCATACTGCTTTTTGAGTTCGGTGTTCCGAACGTTGCGGGGGCGCCTCTTCCGGTACTCCCGCATGTATGCGGCGCGGACAGCGAGGCTGTTGTCGGCGTTCGACCCTAGTGCGTACTTCGTGTCCCAGAAAAAATTTTCAGGGCCTATCGGCTCCGTGACCTCGTGTCGGCGCAGCCTATGCTCCGGAGAAGGGCGTTCTCCTACACCGGCGACGAACGCCCAGAAGTCAGAGGCCCACTCCGGCACCATGCCGTATCTATTACGGTTTCGGTGCCACCCCCACAAGGCATACAAAGGGTGCTTCTCGCGGCTACCCCAATCCGCTGGACGCTTTGTGCTCCGAAACATTCTGTCCTCCAATGCGAAAGGGGCGGGTTGCCCCGCCCCTTTCTATCCAGGAGTAGTCTACGCGTCAACCGCGTAACTCATGCCCCAGGGCTGCCATAAATGCCCAGCGGGTCCGAGACGCCGAACGAGTAGCGCTCGCGGGCCTTGTAGCGGACGTTGCCCGTATCAAAGTCACCATCCATCGAGGTCGACATGGCAGTACGCACGAAGTGCTTCATGCCATTCGGAATGTCGGTGGTGATGAACCACGCATCCGTGTCGGTCAGGTAGTGGTTGACCCGATAACCTTCCGGGATCGACCCGTTGGTCTTCAGGGCGTTGATGTCGTTATCGGCAGTGCCGACGCGCAGGTCCGTCTGCAGCAGACGGGTCGCAACGAACATCAGGCTCGGCGGCACGATCAGCTTACGCGGGCGAGCCGCGATCAGCAGGCCACGTTCGTCAACGAACGCAGCGATGTCGATAACCGCTTGTTCCAGCGAGGTCTCGTTCAGGTCCGCAGCGATAGCCGGGGTGTTCGAGTTGGACCCGCCAGCCACCGTCGGGTGGGCGGTCGAGAACAGGGTGGCACCGTCGCCCGAGTAGAACGTGGTGAAGCCCGTGTTCAGCAGCGAAGCTGCCTTGACCTGCTTAGTGTACGCCATGGCGCGAGCCAGCGCCTTGGTGTAACGCGACGACAGCGAGTCGTACAGGTTGTCTTCCATCGCCTCTTCGGTGATGGAGAAGCCCATCGCAACCGTTTCGTGGTTGTAACGAGCAGTGAACGATTCCTGCGCGTTGTCGTACGAGATGGCCGAGCCTTCCGGCTTAACCGGAGCGGCGGCGAAGCCCGAGAGCTTCACTTCTTCTTCGAAGCTGCGCTCGGAGTTCTCGGTCTCGTAGATTTCTGCGTGTTCGTTCTCGTACTTTGCGTATTCCAGACCGAACAGAGCGTTCAGACCGGGCAGCAGTTCCTTGAGGGCCTGTGCGCGCGAAATAGCCATGGTTAGCCCTCCTTACGATGCGCCAGTGGTGGAGGTCATCTGCGTGTAGTTCAGCTTGACCACCAGAAGGGGATACGAAGTCCCCGGCTCATTGCCACGCGCGCCACCCAGATAGTCCACGACTCGCAGCGGCAGATTCGCGTCCGTGCCGAGAGTCGACACATCCAGCGAAACCCGCGAAATCTTGAACGTTGTATTCGGAGAGGTCTGCACGAAGGCAGCGTTTTTGCCGTAGATGTCGTTGGCGTTCGTGATCGAGGTCGAAGCCTGAACGACATACAGCGCTTGCGGGTCGTCGACGACGAACGCCATCGCGTCCGAAGCGGCGGTGCCAGCGGGCCACATGTTGCTGAACCACAGCTGCCCGGTCGACGGGTCAGTGTAGGAGCAACCCACGAAGACGCCGAGCATGTCGATGTCAGACGAGGTGTCGCCTGTGGCGGTCTGCTTTTCGATGGTCGTCGAGGTACCACCGTCAACCCACTGGACAACATCGCCAGCGGCGATGTTCGTGTTGTAGCCGGAGGCAATCGGGTACTGGCGGAAGACTTCCAGCGACCCGTTATCGTGACGACCAGTCACGCGCAGACCGAAGGGGGCATTGATCGAACCCATAGGTTCTCTCCTTCATCTACTGGTTGGGGGGTAGCAAGTAACTCATGTCACTTGCCGAAGCTGGTGCGCGTATTTCGCTCAGGCTTGAGCACCGGCATACGCGGATCGGATTCCCGGAGATAGTTGCGGTCGACCGCATCAATCTGGCTTTGCGCCATTTCGAGTTGGCCTTCGACGCGTTCCATCACCCGGTCGGTGGGCGCGCTGCAGAGCAGCAGGCCGCCAACCTCGATGTTGTCCTTAAAGCGCGAGCCCAGATCGGACATAATCTGGAGTTCCGGGTGGTCAGCTGCCTTGACGGGCGTATAGCCCTCACGGAAGCGAGCCGAGACGTTGGTCATGTCCGCGTTACCCAGTGTGCTTGTGCGAATCCAGCGGAAGGTCATGCCATCGCGAGGTTCGGGGGTAGGGAGCATGGAGCCACGCCGCCAACCTTTCTTGCGCTGAGACGTTTCGCGGGTCTCTGCGGAGCGGGTGGTACGTTCAGCCATTCTTGCCATCCTTCAGAAGTTGCGCCGCATATTGCTCGGGGGTCAGGCCCAGCCGCTTGGCGAGAGCGACAGCTGACGAGGTAAGCACAACCTTGCGCGGTGCTTTTCCGGTATTTCTACCGCCCGGGGCCACCACGTTGCCTGCCGGTCGCGGAGGGGCTTTTTCCTCGGGAGCCTCCACGCCGAACTTGTCCGGGAAACGACGCCGCATGGCCTCGTCTATCTTGTTATAGTATTCTTCTGACGTTGGTGCAACGCCAGATTTTACTAGCCGCTCGTGCACACCGAAGGCGAGTGCCGTCATCTCCTCGTCCTTGCCAAACCATGCGTTATCCTGTGCCCAGCGTTGAGCACGGGGGTCGGGTTGGGCAGGCTGCGGGGGCGTAGCGGGTTGCTGCGGTTGCGGTTGGAATTGTTGCTGAGGCTGGGGAACCCGAGGCTTGAACGTCTGGAGTCGCAGCTCCTCGGCTTTCAGCTCAGTCATCTTCAGCTGCGCGTCGGCCACCGCTGCGGCGTCACCGGCCTCGTAGGCCCGCATATATGCCTGTTTGGCCTGCTCAAGCTGCACCGTCAGACGCTGTTTGGCTTGGTTCAGGACAATGCCTTCGCCATCTTGGATCACTTTTTGCAGGCGTGCGTTCTCTTCCTGCAGTCGGCGAGCGTATTCGACAGCTTCGCGCTCGATGCGCGCAGCCTCTTCCCGGGCACGACGTTCCTCGTGGTAGTCGTACTTCAGCTTGCTGATACGCTTTTTGACCTTGTCGGAGTAACCTTCAAGATCGTCGTCATCCGCGCCGGAGGCCGGTTCATCGGCTTTCTCGGGCTTGGCGGCCTTTTCTTCGGCGGCCTTCTTGTACGGGCGATCTTCTTCAGGCGTGTCGTCCTGAATCTCGATCTCAAATTCGTCGGTGGTGTCGTCGGTGATATCGCTCATGCCCGGCTATACCCGCGAGGGTCCTCCACAACAGCTTCCACAGTGTCGTCGTTGATCAGACGAAACTCCTTGCCCAGCACCTTAAAGCGCGTGCCGGAATAAGAGCGGAAGATGATGAAATCTCCGTCCTTACACCACGGGCCGCTCGGGAACTTGCCCTCGTCCTTGTAGGCGTCAGGGCCGCTGGCGATGACAAAGCCGATGATCGAGGCAGTTTCCTCAGCCTCTTTCAGCTTGTCGGGGACGTATACACCGCCCTTGGTGGTCTCGCTAACTTCGGGGATAGCGATCAGCAGATGGAACCCAGTGGGGGTGGGGAGCTTCGCACGGAGCTCGGGGTCTTCGATTTTATCAGCCGTGTACATGGCATCTCCTGCAGTGATTGAGGCTCACAGCGCCTTGCGTGGAACATCCACGTATTTCTACTCATAGGTGGGGGCGTTTCACTCTTCAATAAATCTTTTCTCCATCTCCCTGATAGACAGCTCGACGTCGTCCAAGCTACGGTAACGGCCTACCAGCTCTCGGTACTCGTCGTAACTTTTTGCCGCACCGCTCAAGACGGCCTCAGACAAGGCCGCCTTGCTCTCGCGTACATCCTTCAGAAGGGCAGAGAACACGTCCATTAGTTCGTCGCCTTCTTATCCTTCGCGGCGGTAGCGCGCTGGTGCTCCAGCCCCATCCGTGCGGCCTCCATAGCCACGTCGATCCGTGTCTTGGCCGCGTCGGTGGCCACGCGTGTGAGGATTTCGGTCTCCGCCCGGCTGGCGTCGTTGTCCATACGTTCTTGCTGGATAACGAGGTTGCCTGCCTTGCTGGCGGCGTCCACCTGCAAGCGCTTGTTCTCGATGTCGATCTTGTGCTGCAGCTCTTTCTCCTTGAGCTCCAGCTCCTTCATCTGCATCTGCGTCAGCGGGTCCTTGGCCTGCGCCTGCGCTTGTTGCGCGGCGGCTTCGGCTTGATCCTTCTGCAGCAGCTTGCCTGCGGCCTGCGCGGTCAGCTGCGACAGCTGCAGTTCGACATCTTCCGGCAGCGGCTCATCTTCGCTCGGCAGCGGAACACCCAGCTGCTTCTCGATCTCTTTCCGGTACTGGAAGGCGACGTGCTCGGTGATATGCGCGGTCATCGCGGCCTGAATGGCGCTGGCGAAGGGCGACTGCCCCACGATCTGCAGGATTTTCGGGTCCTGCATAGCGGCCATATGGGTCTGAATATGCGCCTCGTGGTCCTGATACAGGAAGGCTTTCACCGGCTCCTGCTTCAGGATGGCCATATTCTCGGCCACCGGGTCCTTCGGCTTAATGTCTTCCGGCAGCTTGATGATCTCGGAGGCGTCTTGGATGCCCAGAACCTCCAGCATCTGCTGGTGCAGTTTGCCCATATCGTAGAGCTGTGGAGCCTGCTGCGCGAGCTGCAGCGCAGCCTGATACTGCATGATGCGCTGCGCCATGGTCGCGGCGTTGGGGTCCGAGACCGGGATGACGTCCACACGACCATCGAAGTCTTCCTTGCGGCTGAAGTTGCCGCTGACCTCGTAGTCATATTCTTCCGGCATGAAGTCGCGGATGATGTTGGCGATCAGCCGCAGCTCTTGCTTCATGGCCGCGTGCAGACGGGCCTGAACCCCCGACATGACCTTCAGGCTGCGTTCCAGCAGCGCCAGCGTCGTGCCGACCGGGGCTTGCGCGTTCATGTCGCCCACTTGGATGTCAGCCACGGACCCGATCCGACGGCCTTCCTCCACGATATTTCCCAGCAGCTGATATAGAACTGCCGACGGCTCCTTATAGGGCATTGGGAACAGGCTCTCGCGCAGCGTGCTGCCTGCGACATCGGCGTCACGCCATTCGCCCGGCATCAGCGGGGTGTTGTCCCCTTTGATGCGGAGGCCCCGCGATTTCAGACCGGCGGGCAGGTTGGACAGCGTACCCGCGTCAATCAGTTGGCGCAGAATAGATGTCGCAGACTTGGCCAGACCCCCAATCAGGTGGATCAGCCCTGTGCCATAGAAGCCCATGCCCGGCAGATAGGGGTAATGCACGAAGTGCATACGCTTCTTCTTGCTCTCGTCGTCGGCGTACCAATTTCGGCGGATCGACAGGACTTTCCGGGAGCTCTTGTCGATGGTCACGACGTAAGGACGTGCAATCTCATCATCGTCGTCAAAGGGCTCGGGCAGGTTAATATCGACGTGCATCTCAAGGATGATACGGCGGTCATCGTCGAAGAGCGTGCCCGAGTCTCCGGTCAGCTCATCGTACTTCTCTTCGATGTCCGTCTTCTCATCCGCAGCGGGCGGCAGGTCGATGTCGCGGTAGAACCCCTCCACCTGCAGTTTGCGGACATCGTTGTCCGTTTTACGCATCACATGCGTGTAGCGCGGGCAGGACCGCAGGTTCGACGCCCCGTAGGAGACGACAAAATCCTCAGCGGGCACAAAAATCGACGCGGGCACGCCGCTGATCGGATCGAAATACAGCTTTTTGAAGGCCGACCCAGCGAGGGGCAGCTTGAACAACATCTGCTCCATCTCGTCACGGTAGTCGGGAATCTGCTCGGTGATCAAGTAGTTCAGCTCGTTCTGGACCCGGTTTGCCTGCTCTGTCTTGTCCCGCGTGATCTTGCCCATGATCTTTGTCCGCGCCGGGCCCGCAGCGGGCATCAGCTCGCCCATGGCCTGTGCTTGGAACCGCACCACGGCTTCGGTCAGCATCGGATGGAACACGCCAGACGCGCCCTGCCACGGCTGCGACCGGTCTTCGATCTTCATGCCAAGCAGGTCCAGACCCTTCATATAGGCGTCGGCCCAGTCCTTGCGGCTGTTGCGGTCGGACATGAAGTCTTCAATCAGCGTCGACGCCAGCGCATCCAGCTCAGGTTCATCCAAATGCTCGGCGAGGTTCGCATTGTGGTCCAGCGTAAGCGCCGTCTCTTCCGCATCCTCGCCTTCCCCAAAGTCGATGACCATACTGCCATCTTCGCCCTCTGTGACGGTCACATCCGGGCTGATTTCGACTTCGACATCCTCGGAATCATCCTCCATGGAGGGCCCAAGGTCAAAGGGAGTCATGATCTTGTCGACGGCCATCAGGCGTCTCCTTTAGACAGTCGGATTTGTGGTCGCCGGAGCGGTCATACCGACCATCGCCATCGGCGAAGCGGTATACCCTGACGGATATCCCCCCTGCTGCGGGTAGAACCCTTGGGGGCGGTATGATTGCATCGGAGGCATGTAGGCTTGCGGCTGCATCTGGGGATAGCCCATGCGCTGCATCATCATTTGCGGGTTGGAGAACCGTTGCATCTGGCTCGGCAGGCCGTAGGCCATCGGCATCTGCGGGCGGGGCTGGCCCATCATCATCGGCTGGCCCATCATCATCGGCTGG